TAAGATATTTCACCCAATTAACCAATCAATATTAAGCCCTATTTAAAAGTTATTCCCGGCTCATGGTCATGGTCGGCCTCATCAGACAGCACACCAGCACACCAGCACACCAGTAGGTCCTTGGGGACCAGGGGTAAAGGGCACACCAGTAAATCAGGGGATTCCAAAGGGTCTCCCTTTGGTGCGCTTTCGCGCATATAAAAAACCAGCGCTTGCGCTGACATACTCCTGGTATAAAAAAAAGGACGATACCGAAATACCCCCCTTAGCAATTAATAGCAATTTACGTTGGATATTTCGGTATCTAAGATACTATAAACTTCTCAGTTTATGTAGAGTGGCTGTATGTAAATCAAGGTATCTATAAGCTAGTTTCTTATATTGACTAAAGTCTTTGCTTTTATTTTTGAGATGCATACAGTAGTTCGTATATTTACTGAACATGTGATTATAATGAGCTAATTGTCGATGTAGCTCGGTAGTGTCAGGGTTACTTATTTTGCTCATTGCCATCTGCCCCCCTAAAGTCGAACTCAAGCTGAGTAGGTTTAGGGTTATCAGATGGTTCAACGAACCCTTCTTTAGTAGCGTCAACCGCAAAGTCAACGACGTTATTTGCTTTTCTAGCAGTCCAGCCGATACCTTTGAAAGATAATTTAACTAGTTTGCCAGCTAAGCCGACGACATCTTTAGTGATGCCGACGACTGTTGGATTAGAGGGATTAGACATTTAGTAAATCCCCCGCTTCTTCATTAGATACTGGAGTGGTGATAGTATCTCCAGATTTAGTTCTAATGTTTAACCAGAACTGCATTTCCAATCCAGCGCTACGATGTAGCATTTGCTGTTCATGGATATAAAGTCCAATACCAAATGGGACACTGCCTAATGCAGATTTTCTTGCTTTGGTAGGGTTAATATTCGCAACAGTAACTCTGTCGCCTGTAGAAAATAAAGTATTACCTGTTACTTTATCTTTATATTGACTTTTACCGTCAATAAGTGGTGTAAAAGAAAATGACATATATTCTATATCATCACCAAATTTAATCTCATTACTCATATTATATTCTCCAAGTAAATTAATTAGCGTATTCCGAACTAGAACAAACCGAACTAGCCCTATACACCTATACATAGGCTTGCGCCTTCAGGCGCCTGATTCATGCTCTTTTAATGCTTTGAAAATAGCTAAATCTAACCAATAGTGGCGTTCTTCTTGTAATTGATACAAGTCGCTGTCACCTTGCCAAGAATCTTCAAGCTCTTCTTGAGATGCATTAGCAAATATTTCATCAATACGTGCTAGTTGTGCTTCAATATAAGCATATTTAATTGTAGTATCCATAATAAAACTCCTTAGTTAATTAAAATACACCCATGCGTAGGCTTGCGCCTTCAGGCGCCCAAAAATAAAAAGTACAATATGCCGCTACAGCGGGATATTGTGCTCTAGCCAGAGGAGCGGGCTCAGCGTCGCGACGATGATAAAATTCAAAACAAGGTTCCAAAAGTTGGTATATATGTCAGAAGTTACAGAAATGCAAAAAGGGGAAGGGGGTGCAAAATCTGTGGGTGGGACCCCAATGCGTCAGCGATTTACAAAAAAATTTTCACAAAAAAATTTCTGATAAAATTTTTATATTAGACAAACTATATATTTTACTAATATAATCCTAGTTTATATGTCATTATTAAAAGAAGAAATAAATACAGAAGTAACGGCCGAGGACCGTGCACAACTGCAATCTCACTTTCCGTATGCTGGAATCAAACTAAATGAACTTTCCGTACAAGAAGAAAGATTGGTTCTTTTCCATGTGCGTGGTATGAGTAAAGCAGCCGCCGGCCGTGCAGCGGGGTACAATAACGTCGATGCAGTGTACGATGCTTTTAAACGACCCAAGATTGCAAAAGCGGTAGAGTACTTACGTAAAGAAATGCGAGAAGAAGTAAACTTCGATAAGTCTACTGCTACTGTTATGTACTTAGAAGCGCATAGAAAATCTGCAAATTCTACAGAAGAAAAAAACGTAGTAGATTCTTTATGTAAACTTCACGGTTTATTTACTCCAGATAACGCAACACAAATAAATATAAATGTAGATAATATAAGACAGCTCGAACAGCTATCTGACGACGAACTTTTAAAAATGGCCGGGGTGGATGCTAAATATTTAGAGCCTAGCAATGACAAAAAAGATTGAGTGCTATAAGTGTTTAAAACTTTTAGCAGATAATTTAGTTTTACCAAAAGGTCTCTGCGTATATTGCGCTGCGGACGAAGCCGACCAACTCCCCGCTACTAAACCTAAACCAACTCCAAAACAACCCGAAATGGATATAGCCGTCCGTGCAGAACAAGAACTGGCAAACCGTATTTTGTCCAGAAAAAGGTTGTTGCCTTTTGTAGAAAAATTTAACCCAGATTACCAAGCCGGTTGGGTACATAAAGATATATGTAAAAGATTAGAAAAATTTAGTGATGATGTAGCAAATAGAAAATCACCAAGGTTAATGTTATTTATGCCGCCTCGTCATGGTAAGTCTACTTTAGCTAGTATAGCGTTTCCTGCGTGGCATATTGGTAGGCACCCACACCAAGAGTTTATAAGTTGTTCGTATTCCGGTTCTTTATCGATGAGTTTTTCTAGAAAAGTACGTCAATTATTAAGAGAGCCAAATTACAAGAAAGTATTTGAAAAAGCTCGGTTAGACCCTGACTCTCAATCTATTGAATCTTGGTTAACGACCCAAGGCGGAGGTTACGTAGCAGCCGGTGTTGGTGGTGGTATTACCGGTAAAGGTGCGCACGTGTTGGTTATCGATGACCCGGTAAAAAACAGAGAAGATGCAGAATCAGAGAATAATAGGGAGTCAACTTGGGATTGGTATACATCTACTGCTTATACTCGTTTAGCTCCCGGCGGCGGAATATTGGTTATTCTTACTAGATGGCACGATGATGATTTAGCTGGTAGATTGTTGACGGCCAGTAAAGATGGGGCTGACCAATGGGAAGTAGTTAAGTATCCAGCCATAGCAGAACACGACGAAGAATATAGAAAACAAGGCGACCCACTCCACCCGGAACGTTATGATGTTCCTTCTTTAGAAATGATACAAAAAGCAATCGGTCCTAGAGACTGGACTGCGTTGTATCAGCAGAATCCGGTATCAGATGAAGGTGATTACTTTACTAGAGAAATGGTTCGTTACTATGAGAAAGACGAAATAGAGTATGACCGACTGCGGTATTATTGTGCCTGGGATTTAGCTATTGGGCAAAAAGATAGAAACGACTTTTCGGTAGGTATAGTTGTGGGTGTGGACGAATACGACAACATGTTCGTAGTAGATGTTGTGCGCGGAAAGTATGACGGTTTTGAGTTAGTAGAGAAAATTTTAGATTTATACGAGCAATGGCGGCCTGGAATTGTGGGTATAGAGAAGGGTCATATCGAAATGGCAATTGGTCCTTTTTTGCAGAAAAGGGTTGCCGAAAGGGGTCTTCATGAAGCATACTTTAAAGACCTGAAAGTAGGAAGGCGAGATAAAGAAGCAAGAGCTAGAGCAATTCAAGGTAGAATGCAGCAAGGCATGGTATACTTCCCGCAAGAAGCCGTTTGGACGGGGACCATGATAGCAGAACTTTTACGTTTCCCTAACGGTACTTTTGATGACCAAGTTGACGCTTTAGCATGGATAGGATTGATGATGACAGAATTTGCAACATTTTATGAAGCGCCCGTACATGTTCCTTCATGGAGAGATAGGTTACGTCTGCGAGATAGTAATGATAAAAACAAAACACCGATGAGTGCTTAATGGCTAAATATAAACCAAAGAAAAAATTAAACAAAGCAGAAGAAGCGGACTTAGCAAAAAAACAATTTGCTGGGTACGTTAGAGCTAGAGATAGTGGCCACGAAGATTACGTGGAAATAGCAAAAAGATGTGACGCTTTTTATAGGGGCTCACAATGGGACGAAGCTGACGTTGCTACGTTAGATGACCAAGGTCGACCTGCTTTAACCATCAATACAATTTTACCTACAATTAATGCTGTACTTGGCGAACAAAGTACGCGAAGAGCGGATATAAAATTTAAACCAAGAGGGAATGGACAAGACGATATTGCCAATATTTTAACGCAAGTCTACATGCAGATATCTGACAACAATAAACTCGACTGGGTAGAATCTCAAATTTTTCAGGACGGACTAATTCAAGACCGCGGTTGGTTCGATGTACGTATAGATTTTTCTGACCATATCCAAGGGGAAGTTAGAATAACTGCAAAAGACCCTTTAGATATTTTAATAGACCCAGACGCAAAAGATTACGACCCAAAAACTTGGAACGAAGTCTATGAAACTAAATGGATGAGTTTAGATGAAATAGAAGAAGCTTATGGCCAAGACAAAGCAGATAGGTTAAGAATCGTTGCTGATTCTGGTACTACTTTGGGTAAAGACTCTATGGAGTTTGAACACGAAGAAAATAGATATGGCGACACTAATGACGATTGGTTGGGTCAAGAATATGGAATAGACCCAGATAATGCTAGAACTTTAAG